TTTTTGTAATATTGATAAAATCTATTTCGCCACCGAGTATAATATTATCTTTATTAATTCCATTCTTAAAATCTCTACAGGTGGTATTGGTCATGCTAATATCATACATATCAACTTTAGCACAAGTGATAGAGCATCCTAAAGCCGAATCCTCCACATCAGAAATCCACTCTGCCGTATCTTCTAAAGAAAATGGTGGAGAAAATATACTATGAATCATATCTTCAATAATTTTTCTTCTATTTTTATTTATCTTACCATTATCTAAAAGGTATTTTAAAGCATTTGATAGAGTATCATAATTAGCGATATTTTCAATCAAAAATGCTGTTTCTTTTTTAGTAAGATTAGAAGCAGTATTATATTCAAAAACCATACTATTTCTAGTTTGTTTAATAAAACTAGTAGCCCCACTCTCAATCAGAGCCTTTGCAGCAATTGAGTTTATATTTAATAAAACCCTGAATAAAAGATTCAACCAATTTATATTGTTTAAATCAATACTATTATCTTGTATCATATTCTTAAGTTTTTCAAATACTGATGCTCCAACCCCCTTAATATCTGTTAATCCAAAATAAATCTTATTATTCTTTAGAATGAAGAATTGATTCATATTTCTAATATCTGGAGTATGGATCACAATATCCATCTCAGTCGCATTTTGTACTAATTCTTTAATTTCTGCTTGAGGATCTATTTTATCTTTAGCAAATCTTAAATATGACGCAAAGAAAATCTTGGGGAAATGTGCTTTAGCATATGCTGATAAATATCCATTGATAGCATAACTCACAGCATGACTTTTATTAAATGAATATCTTTGACTCTTTTCGATCCAGCCGAAAATTTGTTCTGCTTGTTCCAAAGAAACAATATTAGTTTTTTGAGTACCAGCAATAAACTTTTGTTTAACCTTGGCCATTTCTTCTGGTTTCTTTTTACCAATTGCTTTTCTTAACATATCTGCTTCTTGCAGATTAAAACCAGCAATGACTTTGGCAATTTCCATAGCCTGTTCTTGATAAACCATTTCTCCATAAGTATTACGCAGAATGGTCTCTAATGATGGGTGGAAGTAATCAATACTCTCTTGACCATTTTTTTTATCAATAAAATGATTACTAACAGTTTTTCCATCTCTCACAGCTTCCAAACATCCTGGCCTCATAATACTAATTAATGCTGATAATTCTTCAATATTGGATGGCTTCAATTTTTTAGCCATAGAGCGTCCAAGTCTACTCTCTAACTGAAAACATCCTTTGGTATTACCATCAGATATTAAATCCCAAGTTCTTGAACAATCAAGACTAATATGGTCTATATTGGGTTCAAAGAGTATCTTTTTAGTTTCACCATTATCTACAATATCAAAACTACAACCACAACCATACTGAAACTTTTTAGTCATTTTTAAATGAATTCTTAAATTGAATCTTATGGGATAAACTACGATGTAACTTCATGAATCTAATCAAAATATTGGCTGTGTCCATAACGTCCTTTAAAGCATCATGACCACCCTCTTTAGAAATGCCGACATAATCTCTTAGAGTATCTAATGCATAACTTTTTAGATCATTATTATTCTCAAACCAATAAAAAACTAAATTCATAACATCAATAACATCACGAGGAAAGAAAATATCAGTCTTACCCTCTTTATTGACATTACCAAATTTATTACTAAGTCTATCAACTATTGGTAGATCAAACCTATTAATATTATATCCAGCAGCGATTGGAGCACTAAACTGACTTTTCTTAGATGTTCTAGTATGATACTTATCTAAGTAATTAATAAACAACTCCCAAGAATGCTGCTGCTTAGGATACTTTCTCCATGCCTGCACTACTTCTTCTTTAGAACATCCCTTAACCTTAGAATGAAAATCTAAGATATCAGTTTGATAAATATAGTTATCATTATTCTCTAATACTTCTGGTTTAAAATTAATATTAAATGTAGAATTAGGAATAATCTCTAATTGAATAGGGTCCACAATTACTGCTGCAATCTGAACAGGACTACAAGCTTTGGGATCAGAACCATCAGTTTCAAAATCAAAAACACAAATTTTATTATAGTTGATCATTAACTTCAACTTCTGTTAAGGGTTGTACTTGTATTTTATTATCTGGATGATCAACTGCTGTTGCATTAATAGATCGACAACAACTAATTTTAATATTAGGTGTTTTCTTATATTGAATACCATTCATAGTAAATACAGAATCGACAGTTAAATCTTTAAATTGTACCATACTCATATATAAACTCCTTCTTTAAGAAGATCTTCAATAGTCATAATTTTATCTAACATCGCAATGCCTAAAATATCGAATTTAATAATTCCAATAGATTCTAAATCTTGCATTTCCATACCAGCAATTGGTTGACCATTTTTAGAATCGTATATCATTGGACATATTTGATTTAACGATTGAGCACTAATGGCGATTCCAGCAGCATGTTTAGACTGATTTGATTTGGTTCCTTCTAAACGCATGGCTTGCTCAAACCTCTTTGCCAATGGACCCTGCAATTCTCCATTATCATCAATATAACACCACTCTTTGAGTTTGTCAACATTATTTTCTAATGCCCATCTGATAATAGAAGATTCACCGGTTTCTTCTTTCATTTCTTGAAGTTCATCAGCAATTTTCGCTTCATCTGGAATATTTTTGGTGATTTTATTCATTTCTTCAAATGATATATTTCCATAAACTCTTAATACATCTTTTAATGCTCCTCTACCTTTGATCGTATTAAAAGTTACCATTTGAGATACTTTATCATGACCATATTTATTTTTAATATAATCGATAATAACTTCACGCTTATTAATTGGAACATCCACATCAATATCTGGCATGGAAATTCTATCAGCGGTATTTCGACCAGAATTATAAAATCTATCAAACAATAAATGATATTTAATAGGATCAATACTAGTAATGCCAATCAAATATGATACCAGACAACCAGCCGCACTACCACGACCCGGTCCTGGCAACCACCCATTCTTTCTCACATAGTTCACAATATCTTGCACAATAAGAAAGTAACTACTTAATCCAGCACCTTGAAGTACTTCTAATTCATACTTAATACGATCCACATAAATCTGCTGGTCTTCTTTGGGAATATTATCAGCAATCTTATCCCTCCAACCATCTCTACATAATTGCCTTAAATATTCGTCTGGATTATATCCTTTGGGACATTCAAATGGAGGCAGATTAGGTTTGCTCAAAATATCATAATCTTCAACCAAATTGGCCACATAATTGGTATTCTTAATTTCTGTTTCAGTATGTAATGCTGTCATCTCCTCTTGAGATGGAATATGATAATTATCTGATGTGAAAAAACACCCCATAGGCACTTCTTCATCATTACTAATTTTACGACTAATCTCTGGAAATGTTGTTTTAAGATTATTACATAATAATATTCTTTGATCTATAGCGTCTTCTCTATTGCAGTAATGAGCATCGGGAGTACATATTACATATGTATTAGTTTCTTTTCCAAGAACCCTAATAGCATCTGTTAGAATTTTTTGTACTGGAAGATTTTCAACATCGATTAATTGAGCTTCAAGAAATACTTTATTATTAAATAATGTTTTGATTTTGTTGATATGCTGAATACCAAGTTCTTTCCAATCGCTCTTTAATTGATAATTATCCAGAATAGCATCTGCTAATGTGGATCCTAAATGACCAGTTATAGCAATAAGATTACCACTATTTAATTCTGATAATTTTTCTAAATTGAGTCTTGGCTTATGGTAATAATATTCTGGTTTATTAGATTCTGATACGATCTTAATAAGATCTTGCCATCCATTATAATTTTGTGCAAGAACGAGGAAGTGACTAAGATTTCTATTTTCTTTTTCTTGTACTGATGGATCTTGTTCACAAATGTAAAGTTCGCATCCAAGTATTGGTTTTATACCAGCCTTTTTCATCGCGGAATAAAACTTAACAGCACCAGCAATATTACCATGATCCGTCAGAGCACACGCTGTAGCATTAATAGATTTACAGCGTTCTGCCATTTGTTCAGGTTTGGATAATCCATCCAATAAACTGAACATACTATGACAGTGTAGGGGTATGTAGTTCATTCGGCGCTTCCCGGAGGTTTGTACATACCTACAGTATAGCCCGGAACAGTATACTCGTCAACAACATTGTCAACACCTTTTATACCTATATCGTGTTTAACTTGTTCACATTTTGTCATGTTTTGTCCAAGATTGCATAATTGCCCATCTCTATATTCAACAATTGGTAGAATATTAGTTCCTTCAAATGTTGTTTTACCATAATGACATAACTTGCTACATTTCCAAGATTTATTTAACTGTGGTATTTTTGTATTTTTGATCGTCTCAAATTTTTGTCTAATCATATTTTCTGTTTTTGGAAGATCGCTTTTATCATAACAGATAGTAAAAGCACCACCATCATTAATAAAATTAATACTAACCATGATATGATCTATATCAGGATATAGTTGACTAACAGCATAATGATAAATTCTTAACTGAGGATCGTCTTGTAATTTAGCAAGAGTCTTTTCTTGACCAGTTGCCCAATCTAATCTTTTACCAGTTTTCCAGTCTATAATCTCTATGGTATTATCATTTACTTTAGTAATTAGGTCAATTGTACCCTTAATGGCCAAATACCCGTCTAAATTTTCTGTATTAGTTTTATAATTATATTTTGCCCAAGGTTTTTTAATAACAATATCAAACCTTTGTTCTGGTTGCAGAATGTCTCGTGAGCGTGGATCAAACGATCCATTATGGTCTATTAGCGCCTTATGAACCCATTTGTGGCAGTCTTTATAATCTTTTACTTCCCATTCATGATGTTTAAACTGGGCTGTATAGTATTTATAGACCCTTTCTGTGATACTATCAATATTATAATCATTAATATTAATATCACCCAAGATATCATCAGTATAAATTAGTTTATTATTCTGAGAATATAATTTAATATAGGCCAATATTTCTAATACTTTATGACAGATAGTTCCTTTATCTGCTTTTTTGTTGGATGGACTTTTCCATCCTAATACATAGTCAAAAAAATATTGTTGAGGACACATGCTATGTGTGCCATAGGAACTACTGCGTAAATAAGTTATGATCATCTACAATTCTCTATGTTGTTTTTATACCACTCAACGGTCTGTCGTAAGCCATCATCAAAATTTTGTTTTGGTTCCCAACCCAACAATTCTTTTGCTTTAGAAATATCTAGCAATCTTCTGGGCTGACCGTCTGGTTTAGATGAATTCCATCTAACTTCACCATCATATTCACAATACTTAACAATTTTATCAATTAAATCTTTAATACGAATCTCCGAACCACTCCCCAAATTAATTGGTATTGGAGAATCTATTTTAAGAACAGCCTCAATAATGCCATTAGCAGCATCGTCAACATATAAGAAATCTCGTGTGGCAGAACCAGTTCCCCAACATTCTATAAATGGTTCTTTATTATTCTTAGCGGCAACACACTTTCTGATTAATGCGGGTACAACATGAGATGATGCTGGATTAAAATTATCATTTGGACCATAAAGATTAACAGGGATTAATACCGCACTCTTCAATCCATATTGTTGTTGATAAGCTTCCAACATCAAATAGATAGCCTTTTTGGCAACTCCATATGGGGCATTAGTTTCTTCGGGATATCCATTCCATAAGTCTTCTTCTTTAAACGGCGATGGACAAAATTTAGGATAAGCACATGCTGTACCAACAAATACAAATTTCTTAATATTATGAATTCTTGCTTGTTCTACAAGATTCAATCCCATGCTCATATTAGCATAAAAAAATCTACCTGGATTCTCCATGTTAGCACCAATACCACCAACTTCTGCCGCTAAATGTACTACTATATCTGGCTTATGATCTTCATATAGTTTAATTACATTCGCTTCTTTTGTCAGATCAATATCTGCTTTTCTTGGTACTACTATTTTTGACGGATCAAATCCTGCTTCTAATAGTTTTTTAACAACTGATTGACCAAGAAAGCCAGCACCACCAGTAACTATAACCTTATCTTGAAGCATAGAATTTTTCCTTTTCTGCTAATTGTAAATCATTTTCAATCATAATTCTAATGAGATCATTGAATGATGTTTGTGGCGTCCACCCTAATTGTGTTTTTGCCTTATGTGAATCACCTAACAGAAGATCAACTTCTGATGGTCTATAATAAATGGGATCTATAGAAACAAAGTCACGATAATTTAAACCCAATTCATTAAATGCTAATTCACAAAACTCTCTTACAGAATGCGTCTCGCCGGTAGATATAACATAATCCTCTGGAGTTTCTTTTTGTAGCATCATCCACATAGCCTCAACATAATCTTTAGCATATCCCCAATCTCGTTTAGCATCTAAATTCCCTAACAGTAATTTATTTTGTAATCCTAATTTTATCCTAGTTGCTGCTCTGGTAATTTTTCTAGTGACAAAAGTTTCGCCTCGTCTTGGACTCTCATGATTAAATAGTATACCACTACATCCAAATATATTATAACTTTCTCTATAATTGACTGTGATCCAGTGGCCATATAGTTTAGCAACCCCATATGGTGATCTTGGATAAAATGGTGTTGTTTCTTTTTGTGGAGTTTCATATACTTTACCAAACATCTCAGAACTCGATGCCTGATAAAATCTGATAGATTTATCTAAATCCTCTTTAATATCTCTAATTATTTCTAATATATTTAATGTGCCTATTGATACAGAATTAGTTGTGTAAACAGGTTCTTGGAAACTAACCTTAACATGACTCTGTGCTGCAAGATTATAGATTTCGTCTGGTAAAATCTTTCTAATTATTCTTGATAAACAACTACTATCAGTAACATCACCATAATATAGATTTAAATCTTTATGAATATGATCAATTCTAGTGGTTGGAAAATTACTGGTTCTTCTTATAATACCATGAACTTCATAACCCTTATTCAGCAATAACTCTGCTAAATAGGATCCATCTTGGCCAGTAATCCCCGTAATAAATGCTTTCATTGTAAGATAGCTTTCTTTTTTAAGAAACTATAAACCTCATCACATTGTTCTTCTATAGTCATAATAGTATTATTCAATACAAGATCAAAGTTAGATTGATTATAATTATTAGCATCTAATGCAGTTTCACTGGCGTGATCAGAATTATATGGATTACGATTTAATTTAATAACAATACCACCAGCATTTCTTATAGACTCTACTTCGTTAGGAAATCTACAATCTGCTATAATGGCTAAATCCATATTCTCTTTCATAATTTTATTAATTGTAGCATTTACCCAAACATCATGATACATATTTCGTAGTATGTCTGTGCCTACTACTTGCATAACTTCTCTGGCTGTTAGATATTTATCCTGCCACTTAATATGTGTTAGAGTATTTTTCTGTAAATCAGAACCATAACATTGCTCATGGGATAAACCAAGAATATTAATACATATATCTTGTTTTAAAGGATCTGCGAAATTATAAATTTTAGTTTTTACACCAAGACTACAACTAACAATAAATTCAGAGCAAGTTGTTTTTCCAGACTGTTTTCTACCAGCAAATGCTATAATTTTTGTCATGTTATTCTCTGTAAATAGGTTTTAATTTCATCATTTATTTCTGCACTAGTCATTTCCCCAATATCTGGTTTGCTAATATTTGGGATGAATACTCTGTAAGTGTTTTGACATTTGATCTTAATTTGATCTGCGGCTTTTCTACCAGCCTCATCATTATCTGTTAAAATAACCAAACTCATAGCACCAGATGAATCTAATAGAATTTTTTGGCGATCACTTAAAGAACAACCAAACATGGCAACGCTATTATGAATTCCGTTTTCTTCTAATCTCCACACATTACCAGGACTCTCAACTATAATAGCAACACCAGTCTTTAAGATATGTTCTTTAGCAAACCAAAAATTGTAAAGATGGTTTTGACTTTTAAAGTCTTTATTATGTTTCCATTTACAATACTTCCATATATCATCACTATGAGGGCATGAATTGTTGGGATCATGAAATCCTTTGCAACTCTCACACTTTTCATATATACTGCGTCCAGTGCATCCTACCATAAACTTATAATTATTATCATAAATTGGCACAACAACACGGTTTGTCATTTCTTTATTTGGAGATGAACAAAAACCAACATCATATTTTTCCAATATCTCTTTAGTATAGTGTCTATCAATAAAATATTGTGCTGGTATGTTTAAAGACTTAACTATTTGAGATCTTGTAATTTGTGGTGCTTCTGGTTGACTATTATTATTTAAATAACCCACCATGCTAGTAAATTGCTTTTTATCTCTGTCTACTCTGGAGATTTTAATATTGCTAAAATCTTTATTGATTAGACTCAAAGCATATTCTACGGCCTCCTGAAATGAACATGATTCATCTCCATCTTTTTTCCATCCATACTTTTGGTTGGAAATAATACCACGAATAAATCCTAGGATAGATCCTTTAAAAATCTTTTCACAATTATGGGTTCTGCACTTCCAATTGCCACGATATGTATCACCCTCTGGATACAAATTTAATGCTGATAGATTATCTCCATCATGAATTGGGCAGGCCATTGTGATCATCTTGCCGTTATTTTTATAATCTAAACCAAAAGCATCTAATAAGGATTCGATATTATCACATACCTCATCACATACTATCTTTAACTTGGCCTGATCATTCAAATGGGATTTCTTGGTCTTCATTGTTTTCATCTACGATAAATCCTTCGTCTCCAATTTTATTATTGTTCATTAATTCTAATCTGGTCTTACCCTCACTAATTTTTGCACACCAACCCTTCATGTGACAATTAATATAATCATTGTCATCTAATCCTCCACCGTGACGGCTAACTAATGGCAATAATTTTCGATTACCATTAGTTGGACCATCCTCTGCCATTTCATCATCTGCTTTTCTCTTAAAAATACTAAAATTACTACACAACCAAATAATTCTATCTGAACCACTCGCCGTGTCAGTACTCTCTTTAGTTATACCATCTCTATTTAATTGTACAAAAGCCAAGATTGGAATCTGATATCTAACAGCAAAATTATGCAGTGCGGTCATCATAAATCCTAATACTTGATATTCTTTCATATCTTGACTAATCCCAGCACTATCCATAAGTTTAAGATAATCATAAACTATTAAACACTGTTTTGCTGTGCCATCATCATTTAATCCCACTTCCTTAACCAACCATCTTCTCATTAGTGATAATTGTTCTTCAAATGGTTTTCCAGCAATTGTTTTATAGAAAATAGGTGTAGATTTTAATTCTTCTGATGCTGTTAATATCTTATTTCTTTGATCTGGAGATTCTGCAAATTTACCAGTTTCAATGGCCGAAATTTCAGTCTCAGTCTTCATTGCCAATACTCTATTAATATGATCCTTCACATTCATCTCAGTATCCATATTTAAAACAGGAATACCAAGTTTAGCAATATTATGACCCATATTATCTGCCAAAAGAGTTTTGCCAGTTTTGGGTCGTGCTGCTATTACATTAACAGTACCCTTTCTAAAACCTCCACCAATAGCCTGATCGTAAACTGGAAACCCCGTTGGAATACCAATTTGATCTATAGGATTTTCAACCAAATCTGTAATATATTGATCGATATCTTTACCGATATGTACTGGATTATTATCGCCATCATTTAATAAAGAAGAAAAATTAAATATAGCATCTTCTGCAATACCCAAAATATTTGCTATTGGTTCACTACCATTAATTTCTAATATCTTATCCTGAGCCTGCTCCAGCTGTTTGCGTAACAATCTTGCAATTTCAAGTTTACGAATTTTAGCAGCAAACTTACGAACATTCTCAAGATTAACGGGAAAGTCAATTATCGCTTTAAGATGTTGAGTTTCTTCCTTTTTCGCTAAAATATGTGAAACGCCAACTTCTTGTGCAGCAGAATAAATTGATGGTATATCAATCTTAGGCTTTTGTTCGTTATCACATAAGCATTTTAGACATTTAAATATTATAGCATTACTATCAATTGTAAAAGATGATTCTTGGACAATATCAGCAATATCTAAATAAGCATCTTCGCCAAATTTACAAATACCTGCTAATACTGCTCTTTCAGCAGCGGGGTCACATAGAATCATTTTTTATCCTGCGGATGATGAGCATTTGTTACACTTATATCTTTCCACCGACTCGACCAATGAGGGGCAAATGGACTCTTTTTTGCCACACACCCTACATTGTATTGTGATGGGGGTGTAAGGTCTATTTCTTGGGACTGGTGCGAACTTTGCTAATTTTTTATCAATTGCAGTGTCTTCTTTATGCATTCTAGATTCTGGCATATCTTCAAATTTATTTTCTTTAACCGTTTCGACTGATTTTATATTTTTTGTTTTTGTAGACTTAGTTTTCTTTTTGGGCTTAGATGATTCTTCCTGAACATCATCACTCAGACCCTTTTGTAGAATAGCTATTAATGCTTTGATATCATCATTATCAAGACCCATGTTTCACCTTTGTCTTTTGTACAGAAAGTATAATATCAGATAAATTCTTAATGCCATTGGCTAAATAAGATAGTCTATCAGATCTTTGTTTAGCATACTTCTTTATATTATTCAAGGACGTGGCTTTGTCATTGTGTTTAATAGCTTGGCCAGATTTTTCCACATATCCATATCCTTTATAATTATTAATTTCATCTGCTATGGTTTCTTTAATAGTTTCTTCGGCCCAATTGTAGCGTGCTATTTCTCTATTAATTGTTCTTTGAATATGAAAAGAGAATTGACCTAATCGATAAGCAATTTGAGCACAATCTTCTGGGCTTAATTTTTCAATAATATCTCTATTCATGGTCAGATATTGATTTAATTCATCAGAGGATAGTGCATCGTTCTGATATGGCGATAGACCAATAGAATTCTCATACTCGTCTAGAACATCATCCCAATATTTAATTTCTTCTTTAGATGTTTTATGCATTTTTAATTCTTTCGTTCCATATGTCTTGTTCTTCATCAAAAGCTAATAC